TTATAAACTTTCATTTTTAATATCCTTTAACCAAATAAATTTTTCTAACAAAAACTCTTTATAATCTTCATTGTCTGAATTTTTGTATTCATTTAAGATAGTTTTTTCTATCCAATCACGTTTTTTATCTGTAATATCTTCAAAACGTTCTATTACAATCTTACCGTCTTTTTCAGCATTTAATATTTCAGCATAAGCATTTTCAACAAACTCACAACTATCAACCTTTATTTGGTCTTGTGTTACAAAAACATCTTTAATTCCTTTAAGTGGTTGAGCTGTTTCCAATTGATTTACGATATAAATATAAGCAGACACCCCATCGAAAGTCTCTTTTGTTGCATTTGGATAATATTCTTCAATTCGAACTCTTCCATCGCTTGTTATTCCATAACTTGCCCATTTTTCATATTTCTTCAACGGTCTATTATATTTATCTTTAATATATTTTTCAACCGCATTACTTAAATAAACTAATATATTTTCACGTTTAGTTGAAAAGTAAACCCATGACTTTCCATGATTTGAAACATGGGGTTTTAAAACTTTTAAATCTTTAATATTACTTGCATGATAAAACATATATTTTCTCCTATGAAAATAGTATAACATAAAAAACAAAAAAAAAGATACTTTTTATTTAAGTATCTTTTATATCTCTAGTTTCAAAAGAGATAACCCTTTGGAGCTTTTTTATTTAGCAAAGCGTTATTCTGCTTGTTTAAACCACTATTGTTTCATTGTTTTATAAAAATTTTCTTTTGTTAAATTTGTAACAATTTCAACAACTTCTTTATTTAATGCTGGACAAAAATTTATGGTTTTGCCTACAATCTTGTAACCCAATTTCTGTTGCATTTTCCAAGAGGTTTCATTGTGTTCAAGAAATCCGTTTTCAAGTTCATTTAAATTTAAAGTTTCAAAAGCAAATTTTGCTCTTGCAATCCAAACTTCTGTTCCATAACCTTTGCTATGATATTTTTTATTAAGCCAAATTCCGCCCTTATTTTTATTTATATCAGTTTTAATTTCTAAACTTGTTCCACCAATCACCTTGTTCTCTGATTTTAAAACTATGGCGAAATAATAATTATTCTTATCATTTCTTAAATGATTATTAATAAAACTTTCTGCGTGCTCTTTTTTATATGGAAATGGTACTGTTAAATTTTTTGCCGTATCAAAAACATTCAACCCTTCCACCATATCTAATATATCAGTTGGCTTCCATTCTCTTAAAAGTAACCTTTCTGTCTCAATTTCCATAAAACATTCCTTTTAATTTATTTTAGCATAATACCTAAATAATCCCAAACAAAAATAAAACGAACTCACTAAATGGATTCGTTTTATTTTCTACTGGCGGAGCGTCGGGGTTAATATACGAACCCTCTAACGCTTCCTCCAATTCTTTCAAATCTACATCTATTTTATTGCCGTTTCCGGTAAAATTATAAAGTATAACCATTTTATCGTCGTATAGGAAAACCTTGTTTACGAAGGTGTTTAACAACCTTTCTTTGTATCGTGGGTTATCTATATCGCCGTCCGCAAACTCTTTAAAGTATTCGTATATATCGTTTTCGTCAACTAAAATAGATTGTTTTAATTCTTCTTGGGTAATTAGCGCGTCTATCTCGTCGCGCTCCACTTCCAATTCTTCAAGCCTAGATTTAGTGGAAGATGTAATAATTCCTTGCTCTATGGCTTTCATTATATTATCGATACTTTTTTGAACTCGTGTAAGTTCTTTTGTTAGATAAATCAATTCTTCGTTGTTTTCGATTGTTTCCTTATTATATAGGTACACAGTATGTGCTATCTCGTGTAATAACTCGTCTTTAAACAAGTGATTGATTGTTTCTTTAACTACAATATCTTCTAATACATCTTTGACGACAACTTTTTTATGACAAGGTTGTCGTCTTTTTTGTTTGTAACACTTATAGTAATGATGTTTGGCTCCGGTTTTACTCGTTCCGCTTTCGCCTAACATTTTACTACCGCAATAACCGCAAAACAGCTTGCCGGACAATAAATAAGGTTCTTTCGCCTTACTACTTCCGGGGTTTCTTTTATTTTTTTCCATACGCAACCTTGCTTGCTCGAATAATACCGGCGATATTATTTTAGGTATAACGCCGTCGTGTCTACGGCCACCATAAACATAATTGCCTATATATTTTTCGTTTGACAATATATTCATAATTCCGTGCTTACTAAAATCTCTATTAAAGCTATTTTTGATACCGTCGGCCTTTAAGCCCTCGATTATCTTATCAACAGTTAAACCGTCGCAATACTCGTTAAATATTCTTCTAACTATGTGAGCCGTAGATTCTTCAATCTCAAAAAATTTATTAACTATCTTGTAACCTAACGGAACGGTTCCGCCTAAGTATTTATTTTTCTCAAAGCTTTCGTTTTGGCCTCTCTTTACTTTTTGGCTCAATTCTTCGCTGTAATATTCCGCTAAGCCCTCGTATACGCTTTCTAGCAAAATTCCGTCTAGGTTTGTAGTTCCGTCTATATTTTTAGATGTCTTTTGAGTTGCTGATACTAATGTAACTCCGTGCTTTTTTAAAAATAACCTATTAACCGCGCTTTCGGCCTTGTTTCTACCAAAACGGTCAAGCGCGTAAACAAGAACCACTTTACAACCACCCTTCGTCTTAATGTCGTTTAACATTTTTTGAAACTTAGGGCGTTGGTCGTTTCTTCCGGTTATATGCTCGTCGCAGTATTCCGCAACAATATTTAAGTTGTTTTCTTTTGCGTACTTCCTACAAACGGTTAATTGTCCTTCTATTGATTGGTGTGTTTGGTTTCCACCCGGGCTAAAACGGCCATAAAAGAAACAAGGTATACTATTCTTCATTTTTATTGTCCTCGTCGGTATCTAACTCATAAGCATAAGACAATAGTTTAGTTCTAGCCCTAGTATTGAGATTAGAGGCTATTTTTATTATCTCGGCCTCTATCTCGGTTAGTTGACGCGTTTTTGTTTCCCCGTTTGTTACTGTTATTGTGCTGTGGTTATTGTTATTGAAGGCGTTTAATATGTTGTGCTGTGAATCACTTAAAGTGCCTAACAATATATAATCGGTAGTTACATTAAAAAATTTAGATAATAGTATAACTTGATTAACTGTTGGCTTAGACTTGCCCTTCTTCCAATCTTGTACGATAGAAGGCGACGCGCCTAATTCTTTCGATAAAGCGGTAGCTGTTATTCGATTGTCGGCCATAAGTTTTAAAATTCTATCTAACATAATACTTCCTCCCTTTAATAATATTTTTAAATAAAAATACGGTTTTTACCCTCATTTTGAGAGAAATACCCGTATATTTTGAGATTAAATCAAAAAAATTTAAAAAAATTTTCGATTTTTTCTCAAATTTGGTTGACTTTTGAGATTTTATCCTATATAATGATTGCAGAAAGTAGGACAAAGTCCTCAATCAATATAAGAAATAATACTAGAAAATTGAGAAAATGTCAACGCTTTCGTAAAAAAATTTAATAAGAGGAGGTAAATAACTTTGGAAACAAAGACTTTGAGCGAAGTAATCTCTAACTATTTGAACGAAAATAACATAAGTCAAGCTCAATTTGGCGATATGGTTGGAGTTACGGGTAGAGCTATTCGTTGGTACATAACCGGTGTAAGGGTACCTACCGGAACGGTTTTGGCGAATATTTGCAAGATTACAAATACCGATATTCGCACAGTAAAGATGTAAACGAGTATGAAAGTTGTAACTAACGGGGTACCAAGCTTCTTTAAGATGTCAAAAGAAGAACAAAAAGCTTTCTTCCAAGATTCGGCTTTAATTGCTGAAATAATCGAAAGAAAGCGAGAAAAGACAAAAAAAGAACTATTGCTAAACCCTAGTAAAGTCCAAGCAATAGCTCAATAAGCGTGCTTATATAATAAACACTTTATTATTATAGCACCTAATTAAAAAAATGGCAAGTATGCCAAATAAAAATTTAGGAGTTTATATGAAAAAATTAAATTTTGAAGATTACAAATTATTTTGTAAAAAAAATCAATTAAGAGAGTGCGAATACAACAGTTTAGCACAATTTATCAAACACAACAATATCGAAGTACCTAAAAGAAACAAACTTATATTAGCGGGAGGTATTAAATAATGGCTACATTATACGATTTAACACAAGAACAAATGTATTTATACAACCTACTAATGACCGGCGAAGCAATCGACCCGGAAACCGGCGAAATTGACGCGGTGGTGGCCGAACAGTTACAACTAACCGGCGAAGAACTTAATAACAAAATTAAAGGCGTGGGAATTATTTATAAACAATTAGTAGCCGACGCTAAAATGCTCAAAGAGGAAGAAGACAATATAGTTGCGCGTAGAAAAAGAGCCGAAAGAAACGCGGAAACTTTAAAAAATCGCCTAGAAAGCGCTATGCTCCAACTAGGTATGGCTGAGTTTAAAGATACAAAAGTAAATATCACTTTTAGAAGTTCTCAAAGAGTGGAAATTGTAAACGAACAACTCTTGCCAAAAGAATTTATGGTAGAAAAAGTTACTTACACACCTTCAAAAACAGCGATAGGCCAAGCTCTTAAAGACGGTTTAAAAGTCGACGGAGCTGTGTTGGTAGACGCAAAAAATATTCAAATTAAATAGGAGTTAAATTTATGGAAGAAAAAAATATAACAAAAAATGACGCCATAAATGAAAAAATCGACGAAAAAATCGAAAAAAGTGGCGCAAAATCAACAAAAAAAGATAAAGAAACTACTAATAATGACGAAAATTTAAAAATTTACGAAAGTTTTAGAAAAGTGCCGGACGAGGCACAACGCGAAATAGAGGGCGGAAAACTTAAAGGGTTTACCGATATTAACCCTATGTGGCGTATAAAGAGATTGACCGAATTGTTTGGACCTTGCGGTATTGGTTGGAAGGCTCCAATTTTAGAGAAATGGACGGAAACCGGAGCCAACGGCGAAGTTATAGCAAATGTTAAGATTGGTTTAAGTATTAAATATCAAGGCGCTTGGAGCGAGCCAATCGACGGAATTGGCGGAAGTATGCTTATCAATACCGAAAAAAGCAAGCTTACATCTAACGACGAAGCTTTTAAAATGGCTTATACTGACGCTTTAAGTGTAGCGTGCAAGATGTTAGGCGGTGGAGCTGATGTGTATTTTGAAAAAGATAGGACCAAATACGACACCGAAAGCGACGGAACCACACCTAAAACTACTCAAACACAAAACAAATCAACTTCAACAAAAGAACCAAAAGCAAAAACTAAATATCAAATAGTAAAAGACCTCATTAACGGAACCTCGGTAACTTTTGCCGATGTGGAAAAGTGGGCCGAAAGCAAAGCCGGAACTAAACAAGTAAACAGCATACCGGACGAATTATTTGACGAAATGATTAAGGCTATAAAAGCTAAAATCGAAAAAGACAAAAAGGGCGACAACCAAACTCCGTGGGACGAAAACTAGGGAGGGAAAATGTTAGCAAAAATCAAAGTAGGCAACCCGGAAGCAAAAATCGATTACTACGGTAATTACGAGTTAATATTCCCGGTCGAAAATGATTCGAAGTTTGCCGTTAAGCAACTAATGAAGGCTACAACCAATAACAAGAAAACGCTAGAAATAAAACTAGACTTCTTTAAAAAACATAGAAGCCTAGACCAAAACGCTTTAATGTGGGCGCTGTTAAGTGAATACGCATTATTCCTTAATGGTGGCCGTAGAGGTTCTACAACCGAGGAAGAATTATACTACAAGCTTTTACAAAAGCACGGAGTTTGTCAATTCTTACTTGTAATACCGGAAGCCATAGAAACATTAAAACAAGCATATAGAGGCGTTATTGTTATTGATAAAGTGGTCGTAAATAAACAAACACATTATCAATGCAAGTGTATTTTAGGAAGCTCTAATTATAGTACAAATCAAATGACCGACCTTATAGAAGGTTTGTTAGACGATATGGAAGAAGCCGGAGTTAATACTCAAAATATGCGAGCGTTAGAGGAAGATTGGAGGTCTTATTATGCTAATTGTAAAGAAATACCGCGATAACTCCATAACAAAATATAACAAATATAACAATGTTATAAATGTTATAACGGAGGTGTAGTTATGCAAAACAGCTTTTTAATCTACGCCGACTATGAAGAACATTTTAAGTTATTGGAGGACGACGAGCGCGGTAAATTGATTATGGCTATATTCGCTTTTAATAGAGGCGAAAACCTAATAGATACTCTTAACCCGGCCGGCAAAATGGCTTTAAGCTTTATTCAAAAGCAAATGCAACGCGACGCTAATACTTACGAACAATCGAAACTTAGTCGTAGCGAAGCCGGAAAAAAAGGTATGGAGGCCCGTTGGGGTAAGAAAAAGAATAACAATGTTATAACAAGCGATAACAAAAATAACAATGTTATAGATGTTATAACGGAAGATAACAGCACTATAACAAGCAATAACAACGATAACTATAATGTTAATGTAAATGTTAATGAAGATGTTAATGTTAATGCTGATGTAAAAAAGAAAATACCCGCCGTCCTTACGGACAACGAAATTGTCGCTTATGTAAGAGCGAATATTATAAACGAAACTATTTGTAATAAGTTTTTAGATTATGTTAGTAGTCGTAAGGCTATGGGTAAGAAATACGCAATCAAAACACAAGCCACCCTAGACTTAAATATAAGAAACTTAAAGAAATGGGCTAAAACGGTTGAGGAAGCTTTGGAAATCTTAGACTATTCAATAGCAAATGGTTATCAAGGTTTATTTAATGTTTTAGAGAAAAAACAAACAGTTAAGCAACCAATAATTGAAAACAAGAAACAAATTGTTTCAAGTGAGGAGGCTGACGCGTGGAAAGATTCTTAAACTATCAAAAAGATAAATTAAAATATACTTCTAATGTTTTTGAAAGTAATACACAAGACGATTACACGGAAGAACAGTTATTAGAAGTGAGAAAGCAATATCTTAATGATTATAAATTAAAGGAAGACGAATACATAAACGATAAACACGAATTGGTTTGCAAGAAATGTAAAAATCTTAGAATCTTCCAAAAAAATAATTTTGTGGTTGGCGTTTTATGTGAGTGTCAAAGCAAAGAACGCGACGAGAAAGAAAAAGCCGACCGCGAATTTAGAATACAGCAAAACAAAATGCTAAATCTTAAAAAACTTAAAGATATGAGCTTATTGGGCGAGCGATATAAAAATGCAAGCTTCGACAAGCTCGACCTAAATAGGCCGGACGATTTTAAAACAGCGGTTAAAAGATGTAAAACCTATTGCGAAAAGTGGCAAGAAGTGAAAAAGAACGGCTTAGGTATATATCTTTATGGCGATGTTGGAACCGGTAAGAGCTTGTTAACGGCTTGTATAGGAAATTATCTACTAGATAAAATGGTGTCGGTTCTATTTACAAATTTTTTTGAAATAGCAAAACACATAAAACAAACTTTCAATTATAACAATAGCGAAACGGAAGAACAGTTTATAAACCGTTTAACCGATGTAGACTTATTGATTATTGACGATATAGGAACGGAAATATTGGTAAAAAACGGCGAGAAAACTTGGCTACAAGACAAAATCTACGATGTTATAAACGCTAGATATGTAGAACAAAAACCTACAATATTTTCAAGTAATGAAAGTTTGACCGAGTTAGTCGAAAAATGTGGACTAATGAAAAAGACGGTTGACCGCATAGCTTCAATGTCAACCGCGAGAATAAAATTACAAGGTTCTAGTTATCGAAATACTGAATCTAAAAAAACAAACTTAATTTTTTAGGGAGGCAAAATGAAGTTTAATGAATTGCTATCTACTTACAATAGCACTAAAAGTCGTTACAAGTCGCTTTTGCTAGAATTGCAAGAGCTTAAAGAATTGGGGTCGCTACCTAGGCGTGGCGTTGAGGGTATGCCTTCACAACGCAGTAATTCAAGCCCGGTAGAAAATTATGTTATTCGTATCGACGAAATAGAGCGCAAGCTACAAGAGATAGATTCCAAAATGTTAAAAATAAGAAACAACTTACAAATATTTATTGGAAGTATTGAAGACGAGTCTATTAGACAAGTTGTGGAAATTTGCGTTTTTAGAAATACTAGGACTCCCGATTGGAAAAAGATAGCCCGATGTGTTTGTTATAGCGAAACACATACAAGGCGCCTTTACAACAAAGGTATCGAAGCTATACAAAATTTAGATATGGAGGTAATGCTATGAGCATTTTTGAAAACGAAGAACAAAGATTGCTAGAAATTGAAAGACAAGAAGCGGAAGAATTGGCAAGTGTTGAACGACAAAAAGAACTCGACGAAATTAACGAAACGAAACTAGGGCTAATCAATACTCTAATGAAAGACGCTAAAAGTATTATAGACGAAGAAATAGACGAGTCAGTAATATACGGTCAAGTATTATTAGAAGCTTTAACTCTACTAAGGGACACAATTACGGTGGCGGACCCTAAGGCCGGCCAACCTAATAATATGGTTAAATTGCCGGAAGGTTATTATTTGGGTCAAACTGTTTATATGATACCAACACAATACAACGGCCTAACAAAAATAATATCTTACAAAATATTAAGCTTTGGCTTAAATCAATTAGGGCCACGCGCCAATTTAAGTATAGACCAAAAAGAAAGAGGCGTCGAAACTTTATATTGTGCTAGCTTCGATATGTTTAACAAATCAATATTTAAAACCTACGAAGAAGCAAAACAAACTATGGAAGGTTAAGTATGAGCGAAGAAGAATATTTACAGTTATATTATAAGCGTTATTTACGAGAGCCAATATATAGGAAGGCTTGCGTTATATGTTTTGATAAAAACGGCCAAATACTAACCGAAGCCGGAATAATAATTAAGGCTACAAGCAGTAAAGGTTTATGTATTCAATATGAGAAGCTTAACAAAACTAAAATAACTTCTATTGTTTATGGCGAGCGTCAATACATAGAAGAATTGTATAAAATTACGGAAATTGCCTACAAAGAACACCCTAACTTACCTATACCGTTTGTAAAAGAAGACGAAAGGCCTAGCTTAATTCGTGAGAAAGTAAAAGATTTTGTCAAAAGGGAGGAAGGGTTACTAAATGACTAAGGAAGAAAGATTAAAAGAGTTTGAGATAGAATTAGACTTTATAGAATCGCCGGAAATTAAGGAATTTGTAGAAACAATGATAGGCGAACTACCCGACTACTTCTTCTCAATTCCGGCAAGCAGTACCGGGAAATACCACCCTCAATATGCGCTAGGCGCCGGAGGCTTATTAAGACACACTAAGTCGGCCGTGAGAATTGCCAAAGAATTATTTACAATTTTTCCACAATACACACAGTATCAAAAAGATTGTATTATCTCGGCTTTAATTCTACACGACGGCTGTAAAAGCGGAAAAGACGGCGGAACTTATACAGCTTACGACCACCCTTTACAAGTGGTTAGCTTAATTAAAGACGATGTCTTCCCGCCAATAATGAGAAGCGAAAAGTATTTTATTGACGATATATGCGAGCTTATAAGTACGCATATGGGCCAATGGAATAAAGATTACAAAGGCAACGAAATATTGCCTATACCAAAAACAAAAACTCAAAACTTCGTGCATATGTGCGACTACTTGGCAAGTAGAAAGTTTTTAGAGTTTAACTTTAATAGTTACGGAGTTAATTAGGAGGGCTTATGTTAATTAAAGATATTTGTAAAGAGGCCAATATAGATATGGACGAACTAAACGCAAAAGCTATCGAATACTTCGAAGCAAAGATAAGTCGTCCACAATATCAAGCCTATATTGGAAACGATAAAGCTTGCGCGCAATTATTGATAGATTGCCAAAAGGAAACCTTATTATCAATGTTAAGTATGAAAGGTAAATTAAATCTAGCCTTTAACAAATAAAATTTTTTGGAGGAATTATGAATTATTCAATGATTGAGATGTTAAAACTCGTTAAAACAAAAAATAACAAATTAAAAGTTGGCGATAAAATGAAATTTGAGCTATACACCGGCGAAAAGGTAGAAGCCGAAATAGTTGGCTTTAACCACGATTTATTAGCAAATAGAAAAGGAAACGCGCGAGCTACTTTTAGATTTACTATTGACGGCGAATTTGAAATGAACGAAGATTGGACCAATATTGGTGGTTGGGGTAAATCAAAAATGCGCAACGCCTATTGTAAAAGATTGTTTAAATTGTTACCTATTGAACTTCAAAAAGCAATTAAACCGGTAATTAAAGAAACCACAGCGGGCGGAGCAAGTAAGGAACTTATAGAAACAAAAGATAAATTATTCTTATTTAGCTTGGCCGAAACTATTGGTAATGACGGTTGGTTGTCTTATGTTGAGGAAGGTAGGCAATACGAGCTATTTAGAAAGAAAGGTTACTCTTTTAATAAGTGGTCTTGGTTGCGTTCGCCTTACCCTTCGAGCACTTATGACTTCCATATTGTTGGCAGTAACGGTGGCAGTGGCTATGACCGTGCGTACGCTGCTTATGGCGTGTGCTTCGCTTTCGCAATCTAAAATCAAAAATAATCTTGGCGCAAAATTTGGCGCCAAATAAATTGGAGGAAATATGAAAAAAATAGAAATTGACGATTTAATATTTAAAAAAATAATACAAGGCGTAAAACACAGTTTAGCCCTAGACGATTCGAGGCCTATATTAAAATATATTCAATTAAAATATGACGGCAAGTCGTTAATTGCTACGGCGCTAGACGGGTTTAGAGCTAGTAGAATCAAGTTTAACTTAGAGAGCGATAGCGAGCCGTTCGAGTGTTTTATTAAACCAATCACAATAAAGCCTTTGAAGAAAGGCGTTAATAATGTTGTTGTTGAAGTTGTAGACGATGTAGCTAATCTTTATGTAAAGACGGAGTATGGCGAATTGCATTATTGTTTTAAACAACCAAGCGAAAAGTATATAGATGTAGATAAAATCTTTAAAGAAAACAACGAACACGACCGCGAAATGACTATACGAGCAAGATTTATTAAAGAAGCCCTAGCCTCAATACAAACAACCGATTTAAACGGGGTTGCAGTTATTGAAATGAAACCGGACACAAATAAGCCTTTAATTATTAAGTCTTCAACTAAGGACGGAATTATTAACGAACAGCTTATACTTCCAATGAGAACTTTTAATAGGGAGGAATAATGAAAGAGTTTTTATTTAGGGCCAAATCTATCGAAGGTAGATGTTGGGTGTACGGCGATTTAATGCAAGCTAATAGGGAAAAATGGAAGATTGTACACAAAATCGATTCGAGTTGTGATATTGATAGTAAAACAGTATGTCAATATATATTCCAAAAAGATATGGTAGACAAAAAGATATTTGAAGGCGATATAGTAGAATTTTACTATAAGCCTCACAATCAAAAACATAGGGCCGTTGTTGAATACGATAATTACTTATGTGGTTGGTTGTTAAACGGTGTAAAGTGTGGAGTTTTTAAATTTAACTACGATGTGCCAATAAGCGATTGCTTAGTTATAGGTAACATACACGACAACCCGGAATTTTTAGAGGAGGAACTATGAATCAAAACCAAAAACAAGTTACTCTAAGAGAGTATATCAAGCATTATGGCTATACTGAGAAAGAGTGGGACGATACGGTTTCGATATTATGCTCGAAAGGTGTGGCTAATGGAGCATACCAAGATTATAACTTATTACAATTAGTTATTGGTTGGTTATGTAATTACAATAGTGTAGTACAAAAATAATGGAGGAATTATGGAAAAGATTACAAGTAAAATTATTAAAACAATTTTGTTGATTATAGCCTTAGCTTTTATATTAGAGTTGTTTTTAGATTTTAGCGTTGCATTATATGATTTTGACGACGATGTTATGTTTATAACCGCTTTAACTATTGGTGCGATTGTTGATACAACTGTGTTTATGCTTATTATTAGTTACTTCTTGGCCGGTATTTGGCAAACGAAAAAGAAGAACAATAAAAAGTCAAAAGATAATGAAATCACAAAGAAGTAAAGATACCGATATACCACAAAGGGTAAAAGACCGCGTTTGGGAACGCGATAGGCACCAATGTATTATATGCCATAGAACATACACCGCCTTCCCTAACGCTCACTATATACCTAGAAGCTCCGGCGGGTTGGGAATCGAAGAAAATATCGTAACACTATGCCACCAATGCCATAGAGAATACGACCAATCAATAGAACGCGAACTCTATAAAACAAGAATTAGGCAATATTTAAAAAGAAAGTACCCGAATTGGGACGAAAACAAATTATATTATAAAAAGTGAGGAATTATGAAAAATAATTTAGTTAAAGAATTTTTAGAATTAAAGAGATACACCACCGGTTGTATTCAAGCAATAAACAATTATTGTAATGAATTGGCGCAAGCTGTAAACGCCGATATTAAAGACTTTACAAAACAGCTAAACAAAATAAGCGATAGATTAAGCGCAATCGAAGACAAGTTAGGTATCGAAAAACCTAAGGACGATATGCCACCTATCGTAGAGTTGGACGAAGGCGAAGAAATGCCGGACGAAGTAGTAACAATCAAAGCGGAGGACGGAAACAATGAATAAAGTAATATTATGTGGAAATCTAACAAGAGATGTGGAATTATCTACAACTAACTCCGGTATTAGCGTTGGAAGATTTACTCTTGCGGTACAAAGAGCCTTCGCAAACCAAGACGGCGAGCGCGAAACTGATTTTATAAATATTATCGTTTGGCGCGGACAAGCTGAGAATTGCGCCAAATATTTAAAGAAAGGTAGCAAGGCGCTAGTTGCCGGCGAACTACATATAAGAAGCTACGAAGCGGAAGACGGCTCTAAGAGATACGCGACCGAAGTTGTAGCTGATAAAGTAGAATTTGTAGGACAAAAAGCCTCTAACGGCGAAGACGGAGGCGAAACTCCGCCACCGCACCCCGATTTAGAGCCGGTAGACGACGACGGACTACCATTTTAGCCTAATATGTTAGAAATGTTCGTAAATGTTCGCAAATGATAGTTGTTATTCTATTCGAAATAGTGTATCATTATAATAGCAAATAAACTACAATAGCATAGGTAGAACCTTCGCGGGAAACTATCAAAATAAAAGTCAACTTATAACAAGTTGGCTTTTTTGTTGTTATTTGTGAATCTATTAAATGGAGGAAGTACGATGTTAGTTGCTATATTGGTTGTTTCAATCTTAACACTTTTTATGTTGGGCTTTATGGTTTTCTCAATCGTTTATTTTGCAAAACAAGATAATAAAAGAGATTTGGAAATCGCAAAACTCAAAGATTGTGTTAATACAAGCAAGATTCGTTTTGATATGTTAAACGAAACTTTCGCGGAGTATAGAGAGCAATACCCTATCAAAACTAAGTATCGCGTTGGCTCTTTTGTATTTATTGTTGAAAATAAAAGAGTATTCCACGGCGTAATCGTTGAGTTACACCAAGGCCAAGCGCGCGATATTACATATACGGTACAGTACGCGGAAAACAACAAAGCGGTAAATAAAACCGTTGTACGCGAACAACGCAAAGTCTATAAAACACTAGCCGACGCAATCGAAGCGGAAAAGCTAGTTTCCCTATAAACTCCTTTTAAAATGGCCGGTATTTTTGTTATATTTTTTGACCGGCCAAATATAGCGGAGTAGAGTAATGGTATCTCGTCGTCTTCATAGGGCGAAAGATTGACGGTTCGAGTCCGTCCTCCGCAACCAATTATAATTTAATGGAGGTAATATGAATCAATTTAACAAAATAGCGCAATATTGCCGACACAAGCTATAACGGGAGGTATGTTGTATGGCAAAGTACGATTGGGAAAAGCTTAGACAAAAGTTCGTTACTACAAGCACTAAGTGTTCTCTTAAACAGTTTGCCAAAGACAATAATATTCCTTATGGCCTACTAAGACAAAACGCGGTCGGTTGGTGTAAAGAGCGACGAACAAAAAACGAACAAAAAACGAACAAAATTATCGACAAAACAATAGATAAGCAAATCGAAAGCGATGTCGAAATGAACTTACGACACTATAACCTTGCCGGTAAGTTATTGGCGGTTATCGAAAAGTCGATAGATATGGAAGGCTTGTTTGTTAGTCCTAAAAGCATTAACTCGATAGCTAAGTCCCTAGAAACCACACAAAAGGTACAACGAATAGCAAGCGGTGTCGAAAACAAGGACGGTGGCGGAAACGGCGACCTAATAAAAGACTTTATGGAGGCGGTAGTAAATGAATCTAATGACGAAGCTAGTGAATAGGTATCGACACAACCCGGTATTATTCGCTAAGGAAGTATTAGGCGCGGAACCCGAACCCGAACAAGTCCAAATGTTAGAGTCGGTTAACAATAACCGTATGACGGCGGTAAAAGCCGGCCACGGTGTAGGTAAAACTACTTCGTTGGCTTGGGTAATACTTTGGTTTATGTTTACTCGTCCCTACCCTAAAATACCTTGTACCGCTCCAACTATGCACCAATTACGCGATATTCTATGGGCGGAAATAAGTAAATGGTTAAGCCGAAGCGAACTATTAAAACAGTTCTTCGATTGGACCGTTGAAAGAGTGGCGTTAAAAAAGCAAGAGGAAAAATGGTTTGCTGTTGCTAGAACTGCCACCAAACCGGACGCTATGCAAGGCTTCCATAGTGATAGCTTGTTATTTGTGTTAGACGAAGCAAGCGGTATTAACGATGTTATTTTCGAGCCGATACTTGGAGCGCTAACCGGAGCGGAAACTAAGTTAATAATGGTTGGAAACCCTACAAGGACCGAGGGTTTCTTTTATGACGCTTTTACAAGGAATAGGAAGAAGTTTAATTGTATAACTCTAAATGCTGAAAATAGTAAAAGAGTTACACACGACTTCGTCCAAGCGATTATCGACCTTTATGGTAAAGATAGCGACCCTTATAGAGTGCGTGTGCTTGGCGAGTTTCCAAAGTCGCAAGCTGATACCTTTATATCTTTGGAATATATAGAGCCTTCTACACAAGTTTATTTAGATAAGGTGGCGGAAGTTAATAGATTAAAATTAAAGCCCTTCGATATTCACTTGGGCGTCGATGTTGCTAGGTTTGGCGACGACGAAAGTATTATATACAGCTCACTCGAATACGACGACTTCTATTTAAGCCGATTAGAAAAGGTTATAAAAAAGAATACGACCGTAGAATTAACCGGACAAACAAAAATTATTATACGAGAGCTTAATAAGCTATACCCGGGAATAACTGTAAAGGTTAATGTCGACGAAACGGGCGTAGGCGCCGGCGTTGTGGACGAACTCGATAGCAACCACAACGATTTAAAATATAGAGTTATTCCTCAAACCTTCGGCGGAACGGGAGGAAAACTTAACGAAGAACCAATGCTCTACACAAATAATACCGGTTTGATGTGGGGTAATGTTAAGCGTCTTCTAATGGCTAAAAGGTTATATATGGAAGACGACGGCGAAACGATAGCTCAATTAAGCAATCGTAAGTATACCGTTGACGAAGACGGAAAAATCAAGCTAGAAAGCAAAAAAGATATGAAAAAGCGTAGTACAACCTCGCCCGATAGAGCGGACGGCTTGGCGCTTAGTCTTGCTTCAAATATAGCTCATTTTAGCGGTATGTTAGATTATTAGGAGGAATTATTATGTTATTTAATTTTGATTGGCTAAAAGAAAGCCAAATATTCCCGCCAAAAGCGGAAATCGTAAGACTTAAAAAATACAATGACTATGCTAGATTGTTTGATAATAACATATCTCTTGTATTAAAGCCTTATATTGACCGATTAGACGAAATTATAGGAAGATTAAAGGAAACGGACAAGGTTAACCCTTCCTTTAAGCATATGCCTAACTACTTCCGTCTATCGACTATTAAAACCGTTGATTTAATGGTGGGCGACGAACCAACTATTAAGCACGAAGATAAACAAGAGGAAATCGACGAAGTTTTGTTAAATACGGACTTTTTCTCTAAACTCGACGACTTGGTGGCGGACAATGACGCTCTTGGCGAGTGTATCGTTAGACCGTTTATTGATAGTGAGGGCCAAAGAAACTTCGTAGCTCAAAACCCTAGTATGTGGTTTCCTATCGTTAACCCGGAAAATTATAAAGAAGTTAAGTTTGATGTTCTTGTGTGGACTGTATGTACCTACCAAGACGCTAACAACCCCGCAAGAAATACTTACGAGCTTTACGCTAAAATACAAGAAAGAGGTAAAGACCAATTCGAATTTAGGCGTTATAAGATTAACAAACATTATACCGAATCTTATACCGACCCTATAACCGAAACAACTTGCGGGCCTATTCAATTCTATGTAATTGGAGGTTTGTTAGAAAGTAAAATAGAAACCGCGCCTTATAGCCAACTTGTTATACAAATACCGGGTATAACTTCGTCAAGGACTATACACGGACTATCTAACTACGATACAACCTTACCTATTGTTGCGGAAATAGCTGTAAGAGAATCGTTAGCAAACTTTATTTTAGACCAAAACTCCGCGCCTCGTATGGGAGCGCCCGAAAGTGCGTTTATTAGAAATAAAGACGGCCGTTGGGTATTAAAGAGTGGTGGCCGAAGCTTTGTAGTTGCTCCGGGCGAACAAGCGCCGGTATATATTACTTGGGACGGCAATTTAACATCTAATGAAGATAGAATTAGGGAGTTAAAGAAAGAGCTTTACGCTATGTGTGAAATGGGAACGATTATAAGCCACGACGATATGAATAGCTCGCAAGGCTACGAAGCGTTAGAGGTTAAGTTAACAAACCCTAAACTTAAAGTACAGCGTATGTGCAAGAAGTTTAAAGCTCCATTAAAGAAACTTATAGCTTATCTTGTAGACGAGCCGGGCTTGGAAGATAAAGATATATCTATCTTATTTAACAATGGAATACCTACAAGCGAAAGCCAAAACCTAGATATGGCGCAAAAGAAGAAGAATTTAGGTTTTTCTTCTCAATCGGTATTTACTGAATACTTTGGGTTAACCGAAGAACAAGCAAAAGAGGAAGTCGAAAAAGCTAGACAAGAAAGCGCCGACGCTTTTGCCGAAAGCTTTGGTATGAGTAGAAACTCTTTATTTGGTGGCGGAAATGACGACGATAAGCCTACGGGCCAAGACGGCGACGAAAACCCTACCGAGGAAGAAGACGCCGGCGAAACTGATAAAATGAAACAATCTAAAAACGATAAAAGCGAGGAATAGTCTATGCTTAACGCCGATAGTAAACAGTTGGAGGCCTTGCTAGAAGCCTTCACTAAGGCGGAGCAACGAGTTCAAACTGTATTGTTAAATACGGACGCCGACACGGTACAAGAGCTTAAAATCGAGCTTAATAAGAAGTTAGATAAGGTAAGTTTAAGTTTATTCGAACAATCGAAGAAATGGGCCAAAAGCGACCTACCAATGGCTTACAATGAAGGCGTACAAAAGATTAACGGCCATAGCGATAGAAAATTGCACCAAAGCGAAGATGTTATCGTTAATAGCTATATAGAGTTATCGACGAAGGTACAAACCGCCACCGATAACGCAAAAAACATTATAAACAACGCTATAAGACAAGCGGAAAAGAGTGGTTATGGCGCAACCGTAGGAAATGTTAAGGAAATCATTAAAGAAACACTTAGCAAGGAAAATTCGAGTATGATAGTCGAATATTCAAACGGCGCTAAAATGCCACTAGACGCTTACGCTCAAATGTTGGCTAGAACATCTCGTATAGAATCGTCTAATACCGGTTCTTTCGATAGATGTAGAAGGCTTAACATAGACCTTGTGCGTTGTACCACAATGCCCGGTTGTTGTGCTTATTGCCGTATGTACGAAGGCAAGGTTTACAGTATATCGGGTAACGATAAGCGCTTCCCGTCGCTTTATGATACGGCGTTAAAGAAAGGTTATAATATAATGCACCCGAATTGTAGGCACGAGTTTATACCGTTTGTGGAGCAAATGCAAAGCGAAACGGAATTAAAACAGCTTATAACCGAGAGCAACAACTTCCAACCGCCGTCTAAAAACGATATTGTTATAAAGAAATACAACCAAGACCAAGCCACATTAAGACAATGGCGTAATGAATTAAACGAATACAACCGTTTAAAGGCGAAGCTTGGTAACGATATGCCATACTCTACCCTTGGAGCGTTTAGGCGCGCC